AAGAGCATTAGCTGAAGATGGTTCTTCTTCAAGTTCATACATAACCCCTAAAACTTATTATCCAAATGTCTAATTTTGCAAAAGGTAAACACGCTAAATTTATATCAGATAGATCTGGTATGGAATTTCCATACAAAGAAATGGTTAAAGAATGGAATGGTTCTAGAGTACACATATCAGAGTTTGAACCAAAACAGCCACAATTAGAACCAAGAGCCCATGGAGCTGATCCTGAAGGTTTACCTATGGCAAAACCTGATAGAACAGAGCCAGCTACAGAGAGATTACTACCAGGAAATCCTTTTAATATTACATCTGGGAGTACAACAATTACAGTGACAGAACCTAGCCACGGAAGATCTACTTCAGACACAGTGGTTTTTAGAAATGTTGATGGATCACCAGGAGGTGTTGCTTTTACAGTGTTTGAAAATTCTTCAGGATTTAGTATAACAGTAACAGGCACAAATAATTATACGTTTGCAATAGGCACGACGCCTACTGTGACTGAAAGAGCAGGAGGAATGTTTGTAACGGCAGGGCCGGTAACATTGACACCATAATGGCAGGATTAAGTTATTCAGGATTAGTGACACAAATTAGAAACTACACAGAAGTAGACTCTAATGTTTTAACAGCAGATCAATTAGAAAACATAATTTTAAACGCACAATATAGAATTATGCGTGATGCTCCTATCGATGCTGATAGAAAGCAACAACAAGGTAATCTGGTTACAGGTCAAGAAACAATAAATGCTCCAGCCGGGTGTTTATTTGTTAGAGCCGTGCAAGTTTATGATTCGACTTCAGCTATAACAGGCAACAATAGATATTTAGAAAAGAAGGATGTTACATATCTACAAGAATATGTGCCATCAACAGAGACAGCAAAAAGAGGACAACCTAAGTATTATGCCATGTTTGGGGCTGCCACAGGCGATTCAGACACGACTTCAGGTCGATTAATGTTTGCCCCTGTGCCTGATACTACGTATAAATTCAGGATTCATTATAACGCTATGCCAGCCACATTAGCGTCTGATAACACAACAAACTATATCAGCTTGAATTTCCCTAACGGTCTATTATACTGCTGTCTGGCAGAGACATATGCTTTTTTAAAAGGTCCACAAGATATGTTGACATTATACGAACAAAAGTATAAACAAGAGCTAGATAAGTTTGGTGTAGAGCAAATCGGCAGAAGAAGAAGAGATGACTACACAGATGGCACTGTTAGAATAACTGTTCCGTCAACAAACCCGTAAAAATTAGGAGTTAAATTATGGCAATAACATCAGCAATCTGTAACAGTTTCAAAACTGAAATTTTAACAGGCACTCACAACTTTTCTGCTTCAGGTGGAAACACATTTAACTTAGCATTGTACACAAGTTCTGCGTCTTTAGGTGCTAGCACAACTGCATACACAACTTCAAACGAAGTTTCTGGTTCTGGCTACACTGCAAAAGGAAATGCGCTTACGAGTGTAGATCCTGCTTTATCTGGATCAACAGCTGTATGTGATTTCGCTGACACAAGTTTTACATCTGCTTCTTTCACAGCAAGAGGATGTTTAATTTTCAACGACTCAGCTTCAGGTGATCCAGCAGTTTGTGCAATCGATTTTGGTTCTGACAAAACTGTAACAAGCGGAACGTTTACAATTCAGTTTCCAACAGCAGACGCATCAAACGCGATCATCAGAATAGCGTAAGGAGGGTTAACGGATGTCCGTTACTCGAACCTTTACAGTAACGGTAGTCTCTACTGGCTCCGGTAATAAATATTTTATTGATGGTGTACAACAGGCTACAATTAATTTAGCTGAAGGTGCAACATATCAATTTGATCAATCAGATTCTTCTAATGGCGGTCACCCATTAAGACTTTCAGCAACAAGTGATGGAACACATGGTGGTGGCTCTGAGTACACAACGGGTGTTACAACGAATGGTACACCTGGACAAGCTGGGGCATACACACAAATTACTGTAGCTTCTTCTGCGCCAACTTTATATTACTATTGCACATTCCACTCTGGTATGGGCGGACAAGCAAACACTCCAACTTCAAATACTTGGAGTATGTTAACTTGGGATCAAAACTCTTGGGGTGCTCAAGACACTGTTACAGTTTCAGTTACAGGACAATCAGCAACTTCTTCCGTAGGAGATGGCACAAACATGGGTGTGCCTCAAACTGGATGGGGTGGAACTAGTTGGAGTAATGGTGAGTGGGGTCAAGTTAACGACAATGGTGTTGAGTTAACTGGTTTTGGACTAACAGCTTCATTAAACGCAGACGGATTATTATCATTTCAATCAAATGGTTGGGGTAGAAATACTTGGAACGCTGGACCTTTTGGTGAAAGCTTTAACCCTGTAGTTAGTTTAACTGGATTTGGTTTAACTTCTTCTATTGGTGACGGAACTAACATGGGTGTTCCTCAAACAGGATGGGGCGGTCAAACATGGAGTACAGGAGAATGGGGAGCAGTAAACGATCAAGGTGTAGAAGTAACAGGTTTATCATTAACAGCAAGTGTTGGTGAATTATCAGAAGTATATAATGAAACTGGTTGGGGACGTGACGGTTGGGGCGAAGAAGCTTATGGTGAATCAAATGATGCCCACGCAGAGTTAACAGGTTTTGGATTAGAAACTGGTTTAGGTAATAGCACTTGGGGTGCAAAAGGTTGGGGTAATAATTCTTGGGGTCTATTTGCATTAGACGATGTTGCAAGTGCAATGGGATTAACAGGAGTTTCTTCAACAGGTTCAGTTGGAACTTTAAGTTTACAAATTGATGCTACATTTAGTTTAACAGGAGTTTCTGCAACTTCTTCTTTAGGAGCTGTTGAAGCAGCTGACGTTGAAGTACCAACAGGTCAGTCTGCAACTTCTTCTGTAGGATCAGTAGTTATAGAAACGGCTTATGATATAACAGGTGTTTCTGCAACTGTTTCACTAGGCTCTACAGACGAAACTTCAAATCCTATAATTATACCAGATGGATTTGGATTAACTTCTAGTGTAGGAAATTTAAGTCCTGCTGATGTAGAAGGCTTGACAGGGCTATCTGCAACGTTTAGTATAGGGTCAGTATCAATTGATACAAGTCTAGACTTAAGTTTAACTGGACAATCAGCAACGTCAAATGTAGCTGCTTTTGGAACTGCTTCAGGCTTTGGAATTCAGGCATATCAAAGTATTGACACAGGTTCAAATACTAGCTATACAGATGTTGCGTAAGCAAATTATTAGGAGATAAATTATGGCTTCAACATATACACCTTTAGGAGTTGAACTTCAGGCAACCGGTGAAAACGCGGGAACGTGGGGAACAAAAACTAATACCAATTTACAAATTATCGAACAAATTTCTGGTGGATTTTCACAACAATCAATAGCAGGTGGTGCACAGACTACAACATTATCAGTATCTGATGGATCAACTGGAGCTGTATTATCTCACAGAATGATTGAGTTCACAGGTACAATTACAGGAAATCAAATTGTTACAATTCCTTTAGATGTACAAACTTTTTACTTTTTAAGAAACTCGACATCAGGTGCATACACAGTACAATTTAAATACGTGTCTGGATCTGGAGATTCATTTACATTTTCTGCAACAGACAAAGGCGATGCCGTAATTTTTGCAGCAGCAGATGATGGAACAAACCCTAATATTGTAACTATCAACACAGGTATTAAATCAGTTGTTGAAGATACATCCCCTCAATTAGGTGGTAACTTAGACACAAACTCACAAAACATTTTAGTTGATGATGCACACTTCATCGGAGACGAAAGTGGAAATGAGCAAATTATTTTTCAAACAACAGCATCAGCAGTAAACCAAATCGATGTAACAAACGCAGCAACAGGTAACGCACCTGATGTAGCAGCGACTGGTGATGACAGTAACGTTGATTTAAATTTAACTCCAAAAGGAACAGGTAGAGTTACATTTAATGGTGGCGGTGCTATTCAGAACTTAACTGAAAAAGCTACAGTATCTGCAACAGCAGCAACTGGAACAATTAACTATGATGTTAAAACTCAAGCAGTTTTATACTACACATCTGCAGCTACAGGTAACTTTACAATTAACCTTAGAGGAGATGGTTCAACTACGTTAAACAGTATTATGGATACAGGTGAGTCTCTTACTGTTGCATTTCTAGCAACAAACACAGGAACTCCATACTATCAATCAGCTTTTCAAATTGATGGATCTAGTGTGACACCAGAGTATCAAGGTGGAGCAGCACCTTCAGCAGGAAACGCTAACTCGGTTGATGTGTATACATATACAGTATTTAAAACTGGAGATGCAGCGTTTACAGCGTTTGCTTCTCAAACGCAGTTCGCATAATAGGAGGAACATAGAAAGATGCCAATAATTGGATCATTCGGAGCAGGTTCAGCAACAGGCTTTGGACAAAGACGAGGTGGAGCAGCACCACAAACTTTTGATTATATGTTTATTGCCGGTGGTGGCGGTGGATATAACGGTGGATCAGGTGCCGGCGCTGGAGGCGGTGGCTTCAGAACTAATCACCCAGGTGGAACTCAAATAGAACTAACAGGTGGAGTAAATTATACTGTAACTGTTGGAGCAGGAGGATCAAAAGACACACCTATCGGAGGAAAAGGCGGAGATAGCGAAATTTACGAAAACGCACCATCAGTTGATTTTGAGTCAACTGGAGGCGGCGGAGGTGGAGGCGGCGGCCCACAAGCGGACGGCGGCTCTGGCGGAGGAAGTTATAGTAGTACTGCAGCAGGTTCAGGAAATACTCCTCCTTTAAGTTCACCTGCAGCACCCGTTCAAGGAAATCCTGGAGGACAAGGTCCTGGCCCAGGTCACACTGGAGGCGGTGGCGGAGGAGCCGGCGCAGCAGGAAATAACAACGGAAACGGCGGTAGCGGTTCTACAGTAAACATTACAGGATCACCTTTCACAGCAGCAGGCGGTGGAGGAGGTGGTTATTATTCTTCTAGCCCACCCGGCGGAGGAGCCGGTGGATCTGGCGGCGGGGGAGTTGGAAGACTCACAGGAGCTGATGGCCAAGATGGCCTTGGCGGCGGCGGAGGCGGCGGTGGAAGAGCACACGCTCCACAACCACCAAACTCAGGTGGTGACGGCGGTAATGGAATAATCTATTTTAGATATCCAAACTCAGACGATGATCCAGCTGTAACACCAGGATCTAATACTATTACAACTGTTGGGTCTGACAGATTAATTACCTTCAACGTTTCTGGTACATTAACGGTAGGTGGGTAATGGGTAAAAAATACGCAAAAATAAACTCACTTAATGAAGTTGTAAAAGTCTACGTTGTAGATGATAACGAAACGCAAGCTAGCGTAGAAGCTTTATTTGGTGATACAGACGCAAATATCTACAGAGAAACAAGTGACTCTATCAGAGAAAGACCTGCGAAAATTGGTGGGACTTATGATTCTGCTAGTGATGCATTTGTTGACCCTAGACCATATCCATCTTGGACGTTAAATGACTCTAGAGAATGGGAGCCACCTGTAGCTGAGCCTACAGATGAGCAAAGAGGAGATAGAGTATGTAGCTGGGATGAACAAAATCAACAATGGAAAGGAATGCAAATTGTAGAAGGACAAGGAGAAGTTTTTAGTACTTGGAATCCAGATACTTCATCTTGGTCGTAAAAAAATAAAAAAAGAAAGAAAGTAATGAGTAACATAGCCCATTTTTCATATTGGTATTTTGAACAAATTGTTCCAAAGACTGTTTGTAAAGAAATTATTAAATTTGGTTTAAGCAAGAAAAAAGAAAGAGCATGGACTGGTGAAAAAAAACCAGACAAAATGAATAAAAAAGAAATTAAAGATTTACATAAAATTAGAAAATCAAACATAGCTTGGCTAAGTGAGCCTTGGATTTATCAAGAATTAAATCATGCAATACATAAAGCTAACAGTAACGCTGGATGGAATTATCAATGGGACTATAACGAATCTTGTCAATTTACTATTTATAAAAAAGGACAGTACTATGATTGGCATTGTGATAATTTTAGAGGACCTTATTTAAAACACGCTAACCCTAATTTAATAGGTAAAGTTAGAAAGCTTTCTTTAACATTGCAATTATCAGACCCTAAAGATTATTCAGGTGGTGAACTTGAATTTGATATGACTGTAAATAAAGACAAACCTTTTAGAGAAGTTTTTGCAAATAAACCTCAAGGAACTATCGTGGTGTTTCCTTCTTATATTGAACATAGGGTAAAACCTGTAACAAGAGGTACAAGATATTCATTAGTTAACTGGTCGTGTGGGCAGCCATGGAGATAAATAAAATAACAATTGTTGGTGGTGGTTCTGCTGGTTGGATGACAGCTTCTACTCTTATAAGGGCTTTTCCTAAAAAAGATATTACAGTGATAGAATCTCCAAACGTTTCTATTATTGGAGTTGGTGAAAGCACATTAAATCAAATGAAGTATTGGACAAATTTTTTAGGCATTCAAGACAAAGAATTTATGCCAGCATGTGATGCTACTTATAAATTAGGTATTATGTTTACTGACTTTTACAAAAAAGGAACTCAATTTTGTTATCCGTTTGGTCAACCAAATACATCAGGATGTAGAAATGGTTTAAATGATTGGTGGTTTAAAAAAGCAGTTCATCCAAAAACATCTACTTATAATTATGCAGAATGTTTTTATCCTCAAATGTCTATGATGACTCAAAACAAATTTTTTCATGGAGATGATGGAAATGTACGTTTTAGTAGAAATGATGTTGCTTATCACTTTAATGCAGTTAAATTTGGTCAGTGGCTAAAAAATAATTATGCCATTCCAAAAGGTGTAAAACACATAGAGGAGCACATTAACACTATTGAACAAGATGAGAATGGTATTAAAAGTTTAAACAAAAAACACAAAGCAGATTTATTTATAGATTGCACAGGTTTTAAATCTTTATTACTAGCAGAAACATTAAAAGAACCTTTTGATTCTTACACAGATATGTTGCCTAACGACTCTGCTTGGGTTGTTCAAAAACCTTTTAAAAATAAAAAGAAAGAATTAGTTAGTTATACTAACTGTACAGCGATAGAAAATGGCTGGGTGTGGAACGTTCCATTATGGTCTAGGATTGGAACAGGTTATGTTTATTCAAGTAAATTTGTTGATGATGATACTGCGTTAAAACAATTTCAAAAACATTTAAAAACTAAAGACTTAAATTTTAGAAACATAAAATCTAGAGTCGGTATACACAAAAGATTATGGGTAAAAAATGTTTGTGCGATTGGCTTATCAGCAGGTTTTATAGAACCTTTAGAAGGTAACGGTTTGTTTTCTGTTCATGAATTTTTAAGAGTCTTATTACGAAACATGAAAAGAGAAAGAGTTTCTCAATGGGACAGAGATAATTTTAATCATGAATGTAAATTAATTTTTAAATCATTTGCAGAATTTGTTGCTATTCATTATGCTTTAGCTCAGAGAGATGACACTCCTTATTGGAAAAACAATTTAAATAAAACTTGGGATAAAAAACTAATAGATCTTACACCAAGCACTGTTCAAGGTTTGTTGTGGTCAACACAGCAAAGAGAGAACTGGAGTTTTTTTGACAACGGTGGTTTGCATTGTATAGCTGCTGGAATGAATTGGTATCCTACAGACATAGATGAAGTTGTTTACAGAAATATTATTGATAGAAAAATATTTATAGAAGATTGTAAAAATGTAGCAAAAAAATTAGACGATAGAAAAAAATATTGGGACAAAGCTATAAGTAAAAAACCCTCTTATTATAATTATTTAAAAAATGAAATCTACAAAGTTTAAAACACATTACGTAATCAAAAAAGCTATCTCAAAAGAGTTGGCAGAGTTTCTTAAAGATTACCTAATTTTAAAATCAAAAGTTCACGATTATTATAAAAGAGAAAGAATTATTTCTCCTTTTAATAATTTGTTTGGAAAACAAGAAGATGAACAAGTTCCTGGATCTTATTGTACTTATGGTGATGTTGCCATGGATAACCTGTTAATCAAATTAAAAAAACAAGTTGAGAAGTGTGTTGGTAAGAAGCTAATCGAAACATATTCTTATTCTAGGGTTTATGTTACAGGAGCAGAATTAAAGAGACACAAAGATAGATTTAGCTGTGAACTATCTACGACATTAAATTTAGGGGGAGATCCTTGGCCAATCTATGTAGATGAGTCCGCTAATAATTTAAATAAACACCCACAAGGTGTTAATTACGTTACACCTAATAATAAAGGAACTAAAATTGATTTAGCTCAAGGAGACATGATGGTTTATGCAGGTTGTAATGTAGAACATTGGAGAGAAAAATTTAAAGGCAAACTATGTGTACAAACTTTTTTGCATTACAATCCTTACAATAAAGAAAATTTAATTAGGAAATGGGACGGAAGAGAACAGTTAGGAATCGTATGAAAGAACACAAGATACCAAAAAACACTTTCATATTAGGTAGATATATACCGGGAAAAATTTGTGATGATATTGTAAATATTTTTAAGAAAAATAAAAAGTATGCAAAACCAGGTACTATTGGTCTTAAAACAATTC